GGAGACATTGTTCACGATAGTTTGAGTGGATTTGTTGCAAACGAACACATTGACCATAGTGGTGTGTCGGTAACTGCGGGTAGTGGTTTAACTGGTGGTGGTACGATTGCTGCAACTAGAACGTTAAATGTTATTGGTGGTAATGGTATTACCGTAAATGCAAATGATGTTCAGGTTGACTCTGCCAACATTCGTGGAATGTTTAGTGCGGGTGGTGACCTAAGTTACAACTCAGGAACAGGTGCATTCAGTGTAACTAAGTTTACTGCTGCAAATGCTCGTTCTGCTATTTCTGTTACGGATGCAGGTGGAGATGGTTCTCTTGCGTATAATAGTAGTACTGGTGCAATCACCTATACTGGCCCAAGTGCGGCACAGGTAAGAGCGCATCTGAGTGCAAGTGGAGATGTCGCATATAATAATAGTACGGGTGTTATCTCATTCAGTGAGACATATTCAACTGCTAACGAATTGATGACCGCACTCCAAACACTAGATAGTAATGCTAGTGGACTGAATGCAGACAGATTAGATGGTCAACAAGGTGGTTTCTATAGGAATGCATCTAACTTAAGTTCAGGAACTATACCTAATGATAGAATCGATGAACCTGCTTCAGGTGATTGGTGGAGTGGAAGTCCACCTAAAGTTGGAACAGATGGTGTCATGGAAGTCGGTAAATATATTGACTATCATATAACCGATACTGCGACATCTGATTTTGATACACGAGTAACTGCGGGAACCAACTCATTGACCATTAGTAATGCGGGTAGAATATTGACAACTGGTGATGAGGGGTCGGGAAATGGATTGGATGCTGATACACTTGATGGTCAACATGGTGCATATTACAGAATTAACGTATATAATAATGCGGGAACTCTCTTAAACTAAGGGTATAAATAACAGTATGGCAACTTATACTTTTTCAGACGTATCACATGTTGATAACTTCGATTTAACTTCTTTTGATAGTTGTATGGAATTGTCTTGGACTTCTTTACTTGAGTCATACCCTTGGGAAAAAGCGGGACTCTCGGATAGCACGGACGATGAGAAAAAGGAATCTTTGAGGGTAAGAGCAAGATCAATGATTACCTCATCCGACTCTTGGCTGTGTAGAGTTTATAATAATTCTGCGGACACATGTTTCTATATGGGTGGGAATATTGATAGGGACGAAGGAAAAATTCACATAACGTTTTTGATATATGGTGCTGATGGTGACGGAAGTAGACGATATATTGCAACCGATGTACTTGAAATGAAAAAAGGGTTTCGTGTATGGGCAAGGTCTCAGGGGTGTTTGGCAGTCTCAATAATATATGTTGACAGTCCTACTAGTATGAGAACAGCGATTCAAAATAAATATGAGAATCACGACTATGACTTAGGTACAAGTACTGAGGGACTAAATGGCGACAAATCGAACAATTATAGACTATCAACAAGTCCCGACAACGACTTACTGGATTAGAAATGGCATTTACATTTACACAAACTAACGCAGCAGACATAGACGAAACTGCATTGATTAAATCAATAACTGATTCGATGGAGTCGATTACTGATGCAATGGATTTTCCTAATAATATTAATACACCTGCGAAAAAGATTGACGTATTGGTAAGTCACTGTAAAGAACATTACGCAAATCCCGAAATATGGAATACATGGTTTGTAGTAGCTACCAATCCTACACTGGGTGTGACATACCACCTTGGTGGTCAGTTCACTGAGATGGAACCCGATTGGGTACCATCCGATAGTAATCCTAATCCAGCTCAGAGAGCTGTAATAAATTTTGTTTCATACCCAAACGACTCTAATGGAAGTAAGTCTTATACCTACACTAAGGTAAACGAAATACGTAGTGGATTTCGTGCTTGGTTAAGGTCTCAAGGAATATACAAATTCAGTGTTGAATATGGGTTACGTAGTGGTAATAATAAAATGAAAAGATATATCGATTCTTTATCAACTTTACCAAATGGTGATGCTTCCGCTGATACAGGTCAGAAGGAAGAAAGAGATGTCACCAATTTACATGGTGAGACAATAACTAAAAGAACGAATAAATATTCAATCGGTATTAATAACTCAGACGATAATTTTTAAAGAGAACTTAAATGGCATATACTAAACTAAACTCTAGGGAAAACCTAACAGATTACTGTCTACGTAGACTGGGGTACCCCGTTGTAGAAATTAACGTCAGTGATGACCAAATCGATGATAGGGTTGATGATGCTTTACAAATGTATTTTGAATATCATTCCGATGGTTCACACAACCTTCGTATACCTTTAAAAATTACCCAATATCAAATAGATAGGGGTAGAATTGATTTCGATGATATAAAAGCAGATGTTGCCAATGAACTGACAGCAAACCCATTATGGGGCACTCTATCAGACAGAATTATTTCTGTTGTACAGGTATTCTCTATCAATGACTCCACTTCCGCCACTAATTTCATGGACTTTAAATATCAAATGAGATTGAATGATGTCGCTGATTTGTCTTCGGGTGTAGGAGAGATGGTATATTTTGAACAGATGCAACAACACCTTTCTATGGTTGACATGAAACTTACGGGTAGTCCCCAAATTATTTACCTACGAAGAGAGAATGTTCTGTTCATCGAAGGTGACTTAAAAGCGGGTACAAGAGGTGACTTAAAAGCGGGTGACTATATCATGATTGATTTGTTTCTTGCTCAAAGAGATGACGGTAGTGCGTCTACTTTTTACGATGATATTTTTCTTAAGGAATTCGCAACCGCATTAATTAAAAGACAGTGGGGTGAGAATCTATCTAAATTTGATGGTGTTACATTGCCAGGCGGTGTTACTATCAATGGTCAGAGAATGATTGAAGAGGCAAACACAGAGGTTGAACAGATTAGACAGAGAGTTCAATTAGAATATGACACTCCACCCAGCTTCTTTATAGGTTAATCATGGCAACTAATCCATTTTTTAAATACGGACAACGTACCGAAACCAATCTTTACGAAAACCTCGTTATTGAGGCGATCAAAATGTATGGTCAAGACGTTTACTATCTGCCCCGTGAAATCGTCAACAAGGATAAAGTATTCCTTGACGATGTACCTTCACGTTTCTCAGATAGTTATAAGGTCGAGATGTATATTGAAAACACCGATGGGTTCGATGGTGAAGGAGACTTGTTCACTAAGTTTGGTATCGAGTTAAGAGACCAAGCAATCTTTGTTGTTGCGAGAAAAAGGTGGAAGAATCTTATTGGTAATAACCTAGATAAAGCAGACTTCAGACCTAGAGAAGGTGATGTTATATTCCTTCCGATGTCTAAGTCTATGTTCCAAATTCAAAAGGTAGAAACCGAAACACCGTTCTATCAGTTAAAAGATTTACCTACATTCCGTTTAACAACTGAACTATTTGAGTATAGTGACGAGGACTTGGATACTGGTCTCGACATGATTGATGACATCGAAGTCGATAATGCATATACCTATAGACTTACTTTAGATTCTGATGGTACGGGTACAAACAGTTCAACGGGTTATATTGTCGGTGAGACTATCACACAGACATTCGATACCTATAATATGAAGGGTGAGATTACTGCGTGGAGTGATTCTGATAATGTCATGGACTTAGTTCACGTTGGTGCAACAGATGGTAAATTCCACACATTCACGACTACCTCATTAATAGTGGGTGGTACTTCGGAAGCGAAAGCAACACCAAGTCTTGTAACCGAACTACAAAATATACAAGCAGACGCACAGAATCAAACCTTTGATGACTTCGAATCTGACTTCTTAGATTTTAGTGAGTCTAACCCATTCGGAGATATTTCATAATGTTTGGAACTCATTTTTATCATAAGAGAGTAAGGACTGCCGTATCCATATTTGGTTCAGTATTCAATAACCTATATGTATTACGGGAAAACTCTGCGGGAGAAGTAATCTCTCAGGTTAAAGTTCCTTTGTCCTATGCACCAAAAAGAAACTTTGTATCTCGTATAGAAGAGATGAATAAAGGTGAAGATGCAGAACGTAGGGTTGCGATCAAGTTACCTCGTATGTCTTTTGAGATTACGAGTATGGCATATGATGCGTCACGACAACTACCCAAAATGAATGCACTTTCCAAGACTCTTGAGTCATCCCTCACTAAGAGACAGAAACTTTACACAGCAACCCCCTATAATATCGGGTTCGATTTAAATGTCTATGCAAAGACCCAAGATGATGCACTACAGATTATCGAACAGGTTATACCGTACTTTGCACCACAATATACCTTGACAATGAAACCCTTTGCTGATATACCTACATTGACCGAAGATGTTCCGTTGACTTTAAATAGTGTCGCATTCCAAGATGACTATGAAGGTGCTCTTGAACAAAGAAGAACCATTATATACACACTTAGTTTTGAAATGAAGATATCCTTCTATGGGCCGAAGAATCAGGGTTCTGTTATCCGTGATGTCCGTAGTAATCTCTTCCTCCAACAAAACGGACTTAATGACAGTGATACATACTTAGAGACATTAAAAACAACTCCAACTCCTAGTGGCATTTCTGCTGATAGTGATTACGGGTTCGCAGAGTCTATATTGGACAGTAGTATATAATGAGTGATGACGAAAAAAGAATTAAAGATGATTACGAGTATTCTCGTGAGACCTATTACGACCTAATTGAAAAAGGTCGTGAGTCACTAAACCTAATGATTGAAGTAGCTCGTGAGTCAGAGCATCCTCGTGCGTTCGAAGTCCTTTCAAATATGATGAAAGGAATCTCGGATGTTAATGATAAATTGATGGATTTGAATAAAAAACATAAAGACATTAATAAGGAAGAAAAGGAACTAAAACAGATTGAGAATCAAACCAATAATCTGTTTATAGGTACTACCACTGACTTGCAGAGATTACTTCAGGATGAACAGAAGATAATCGATGTCAAACCTGAAGAATAACGATTCCTACCTCGGTAACATTAATGTTAAACGAGATGGAGTTCAACACCAATTCACCGAAGAAGAAGTCAAAGAATACATAAAGTGTTCTAAAGACCCCGTATACTTCTGCATAACATATCTTAAAGTAATTTCTCTTGATGAAGGTTTAGTACCTTTTGAATTATATCCGTATCAAGAGAAAATGTTTCATCATTTCAACGACAACCGATTCTCTATTGTACTTGCGTGTAGACAGTCGGGTAAATCTATTTCGTCCGTAGGATACCTTATATGGTACGCTTGTTTCCATAGTGAGAAGGTTATTGCCGTACTTGCGAATAAAGGTGCCACCGCAAGGGAGATGCTATCACGTGTTACACTCATGTTGGAAAACTTACCATTCTTTCTACAGCCAGGATGTAAAGCACTCAACAAAGGTTCGATTGAGTTTAGTAATAATAGTCGTATTATTGCCAGTGCTACAAGTGGTAGTTCCATTCGTGGTATGTCTGTTAACTTACTATTTCTTGATGAGTTTGCCTTTGTGGAAAGAGCGAATGAGTTCTACACTTCTACCTATCCTGTTATCTCTGCGGGTAAAGAAACTAAGGTTATCATTACATCTACCGCAAATGGTATCGGTAATACGTTCCATAAAATATGGGAGGGTGCGGTTCAGAAGGTGAACGAATTCAAACCCTTTACTGTGAACTGGTACGATGTGCCAGGCAGAGACGAGGAATGGAAACGTTCGACCATATCAAATACATCTCAGTTACAGTTCGACCAAGAGTTCGGTAATACGTTCTTTGGGACAGGTGACACTCTAATCAATGCAGAGACTCTACTATCATTTAGGATGAAACCCCCCAAACGTATCATCGATGGGGACTTCTTTGTTTATACTGAACCACAACCAAATCACGAATATATCATGCTAGTGGATGTAGCGAAAGGAAGAGGTCAGGATTATTCTACGTTTAACGTAATCGACATTAGCGAACGACCTTTTAAACAGGTTGCTGTGTATCGCAATAATACTATTTCTCCAATACTCTTACCTAATTTTATATATAAGTATGGTAATCTCTACAATGAGGCATATGCAGTAATTGAGTCCAATGACCAAGGTCAATTGGTGTGTCAAGGACTGTATCAAGACCTAGAGTACGAGAACCTTCATATGGAGTCCGCAGTCAAGGCAGACCGATTGGGTATCGAAGTAAACCGTAAGATTAAACGTATAGGTTGTTCTGCAATCAAAGATATCCTTGAAGCACAGAAA